ATCTCTTCGGGGGCAATGGCTTCCCCTCGGCTCTGCCGGTCTTCCAAGGAACGAAGGTGCGCTTCTGCCCCGGCGAGTCCCACGGAGGTACGTCCGGCCAGCTCTTGGCTCAGGCGGGCTTTCCCCGTGTCCGTCAGCTTTTCCCCAATCTTCCCGGCTGAAAACATCTCGGCAACGTCCCCGAGGTTTTGACCTTCCACAATTTGGGAAATCTCCGCTTCGTCCAACTGCATTTGAAGTTTGCCCTGAAGCGGTGCCAGGGCTTGCGCGGGCACGTAATCGGTGACGCCTTGGCCGTAGGAGTCAATCCCGGCTTCGACATCTTCCCGCGTCACCATGCCCTGCTGATAGCCTTTGATGAGGTTCGAGGCGAAGGTGTCGAATCCAAGGACCATGCTTTCTTTCACCCCTGCTTTGTAGCGTTCGGCGTTCTTGACACTGGAACGCAGATAGAGGTCCGCGGACATTTCCTTCCATGCAGAGCGGGCCAAGTCTCCGGGCGCGTCTTTCGCCTGTTCCTCTGCCCATTTGTTGAAGTTCTGCTTGAAGGTCGCAGGGTCTTCCATGGGAGCATCTTCGGCAAGGAATCTGTCGGACCAATAAACAGCACCCTCGGCGGCTTTCTGGCTGGCCCATTGCTGGTCGGTTCGTTTTTGGAAACGCTCCACCATGTCAGCGGATTGCTCCACAGCGGACCCGAGGCGTATCATGGATGCTCCAATTCCTGCGCCAAAGGTATTCGTGTCGGACATCGGCCCGGTGTTCTTGTTCAGTGTGGGGAGACCTTGCGGCCCCGGACCTGCAATTCGAGGAATAGCCATAGTTTTAGAAAGTGGTTTTTGCGCGGCCTGCCCCACCGGCGGATTGAAATGCCCCAATGGAACTGCTTGCCCCGCTCAAGAGTGAGGAGCCTGCATTAAACATTGCCCCGGTCATGGCGTTACGTCCTTCCATCCGGGAAAGGCCTGCTTGCGCTTGGTAGCGGTTTGCGTCCACCCGGCTGTTCCATGCTCCTACTCGGGCTTCGTGCCGTTCATCCAGGGCCATGAGGGAGTTGTTGATTTGGTTGTCGAACATCACATCCGAGAATGAGCCGGAAGTGTCGAAGCCTCCGACGCCGGCGGCGGCTCGGGCAGAACCGGCAACCTGTCGGCCTTGCTCCAAAACTCGCCGTTGCGCTTCGTTCCCTTGGCTGATCCGGGCGCGTTCCTCCCACCGGGCAACTTGCGCGTTGTTCTCGGCAACCTTGGCGTTGTAGTCAGCGGAAGCCTTCGCGGCCATGCCCTGCTGAACTGCTCCAGCAACGGCAACCACGGTCCCAACTACCATCAAAATAGGAATTACCATTGGCATAGTGCTACCCTCCATGCGTCTTTTCCGACGCCATAATAACTTTTCATGAGACCTTCCTTTTCAAACCCGTAGAACTCGGCCCAGCGCAAACCGGGCTTGAAGTTGGAAACGACAGCGGCTTGCAGGCGGTGAAACTTTTCCGGGCGGTTTTTCAAAGCCTTTCGGACACAGCGGTCCAGAATCTTCCGGCGGCGTTGAGTGTTGACGATGGGAGAGCAAACCACTGCCCACACCTCTGCGACCCCCGGCAACACTTCCGAAAGTCCACCCGCGCCAAGGACAACCTCGCCGTCCATGAATGCCCAGCGGTAGGGTGAATGAAGGAACTGCTGTGCCGAATCGGTCAGCTTCACAGGAACGCCTTGCGCTTCGATGGATGCTTCCAAAGCGGTCAAGTGTTTCACGGTGAGGGTTTCGAGGCTCATGCGCGGGCCACTCCTTTCGGCATAATGGCAAGGATGGTCAGGGGGTAGGGCTCGTCCTGGGTGAAACAAAGCGTGTCTTGGAGGTCGTAGGGATTCTCCACTTTCACAGTCTCATCCCCTGTCACCAACTTGGGCGAAGAGTCCAAGGTGTCAGAGGTCGTGCGAAAAATGATCGGGCGGGTATTGGCAAAGGTCGGACCCACCCGGAGGCCAAGGCTTTCGAGGACACGAATCACAACTTCATGGGTCCGCTTCACGTTCCCTTGAGTCGTTCCAAAGATGCCCCCGTATTCCCGCGGGAGGGTTTGCACTTTCGGCTGGTAGGCGAGTCCCACGTGGATTGTCGAAGCCGCCTCATCCAGCGTCACCGTCCCGGAAACAACCGTTTTCGTTCCAACGTCCGCACCATCGGCAAGGATTCGGACTGTCTGCATTTCCAAGTGATCCAGACCGGAAACAGAGGACACCGGCGAGCCTTCATAGGTCAGGCCGCAATCGACAAAGAAAGCACCGTCCTTGTCGTTCTCATCGTCCGGCTGAAACTGCTTTTCCATGATCTCCACATATCGCCGGGTCTGGCCGTTCACCGTGCGTTTCACCACAAGCCAAAGCTGGTCGCTGTCGCCGTCCGGGTGGGGAATGCAGGCCATCGACTCCACCACAGGCGCACCTTCCCCGAAGCTCCCGCCCAAGCGGTGACGTTGCCACGACACGATGTCTTGCTCTTTCAGGAACGTCATTCCCAGCAAAGAGCCATCCGCGCAGGCCATCCAGAGAATCGAAAAAGGGTCTTGCTGGTATGCAAACTCCACAATCCCCCCGGCCTTTCGCGGGAGGTGTTCGGAGAGGATGGAAACGTCTTTCGGGGTGATGGCGTAGGAAATGCCATCGTAGAAAAGTTGGATGAGGCGGTTCCGGCTCCGTTGCACAAATAGCACAACGTCGGCAATCTTCTGCGGGCGCATCGAGGCTCCCCCGTAATTGGTTTGCAGTTCGGCCAGGATGTTGTCCGGGGTAATCGGCTGGTCAGACCGGCCGGCCTTCACTACCCATTCCGCTCCGGTCGTGCCGATCATGAGCACTTGCGCGGGTGCCAGCCATTCGATCCGGTTCGCCTCGTCAGAAACGAGGGTCACGGTCACAGCGTTGTCATCTAACACCGAGTTGTCCAATTCCGTCGGGGCCATGTTGTCAAACTGCCCGCTCTTGGACATCCAGAAGGTTTGCGGTTCGGTCTCAGTCCGGGCGAATGCCAACCGCTCTTGGTGGAATGCCACGATGGCCGGGTATCCGGTCGTGTCGCTCCATGCCCCAAGACGCCATGCGACAGTCGAAGAAGATGGGATTTTCTCCTCGATGTCCACCGTGATCTCCGTCGCGCTGACACGGGTTGCAATCACGCCATACCCGACAAGCCCGGAGGTTTCAAACTTCGCGCCGGTCTGTGCGTGAGTCGTCGTATCTCCACCTGTCGCAGAGCTGGCGAGGTCGAAAAGTTCCGCGTCAATGACGATGACTTCCCAGTTCCCGTTCACCGTGTAGGTCGGGCCGGTCACTCCAGAAACGTCAACAACCTGCCCGGTCGAAAGCTGGTGATTTTTTGACTTCACCCGGATGAGCCCCGAGCCGTTGTCAGTAATCGAGGTAATCCACCCCGTTCGCACCGTCTCGTCATCCTTGAGGCTGGTGCGAAGGCGAATCAGCCGCCCCACATCGGAGGTCAGAAAGCCCTGGTCATCATTGATCCCGGTCACCGCGCTGGCAATGATCGTCACCCCGTCACCCTCAGAGGCCCCGGCGTCCAAGGTCGTTTCCGTGACATTCTCCGAAAGGTAGGGGCCATCCGTAAAAAGGATGTCCTCGATGCTCCATGAGACTTGGGACAGCCGGGAAAGCTTCTTCGGGGAATGGTCAGGATGCACAAGGAACATCACATCCGCCGACTGGGTGTAATTGATGTCCGGCACTTCCGCCTCAGTGTAGGGCGTTGCCAGTTCGACAATCCCCTCCACCAATCCCCCCGAGGTATAGGTGCCCGCAAAGGTCGATCCTTGAAGGTCAAAGGTGTTTGCCCCGATCTTCGTCACGGTCCATGTCCCATTCGCCGCGGGCACTCCCACGACTCCGCTGATGGTCACTTCCCACCCGGTTTCCAGACCGTGAGCCGTCGAGGTAATCCGAATCAACCCAGATCCGTTGTTGGCTGCACCGGTGATGGCGGTCGAGGTCGCCAAAAGTCCCCCATCCTTCCCGAATCGCACGTTGAGATGGCCGAAAAGCAGCACATACGCCTGTTCCGTGTTGTAGCGGAAGGGAATCAGGCGGGTTTTCCGTGCCTCGTCCTCGGTCAGGCAGGCAAACCGGGTGCCAGACCGCTTCATGAGACCGCCCTGGGGCTGCACCCAAAAATTCTCGAGATATTGGAAAGCGTTGTCGAAGCGTTGGACATCCACGCGGCCAAGCATCCTGGGGCTGATTTCCCCGGCGGTGCCGTTCGTCTGGATGGGATGGATTTCCTGCCGTGCCATGGGACATCAACCGAGCCGCACCGAGAGGAAATGGCGGGCCGACAGCCTTTGGTTGAGATTTTCGGAGGAGTCCAAAAACTTCGCTTTCTTCAAAGCCTCGGCGTAGGTATTCGCGCACATCCGGCGCACATCTTCGTCTTGCGTCAGGGCGTAGGCCGTGTCAGAGGCCAGATACCAGGCGATTGTCTCAGCGAGGTATTCAGGGACAACCGTAGGGACTGTGACCTTGGCCACGTACCTCAGGTTCAGAATGTCAGTGTTGGCGAGAATCTTCCCGCCCTCCACCGTGTAACGTCCCCATGCGTCGATGTTCTCCGGTCGCAGGGGTCGCAGGCAATCGGCCGGCAAAGTGAAGGCGGCATCAAAGCCGAAAGCAGGCACCCCGACATCAGGGGCAAGCTGGGCGCGGGAAATCGCGCAGTTCCAAGGGTGTTGGCTCAGGACAAAATACCGGCAAGGCTCCTGCCGTTCGGACATCAGGCTTGCGGCCCGCGTGTCCTCGTCAAAATCCGCAATCGGAGGTGCCCCCAATTTGGTCAATGCGCTGTTGGCGATTTCCACCCAAGATCCGGGCATGGGGTTCTCCTTTCATGGGAGGGAAGCGGAGGGGCCGGATAAACCCCTCCGCTCCGGTTGGTTCAAGCGTTGACGATATCGACGTAGCCGGTGATGTCCTTGTCCGCAGCCGGGGCCGTCGTGGAACTGGTGTCCTCGAAGGTCAGCGTGAGATACAGGTCTTTCTCGGTCTTGTAGGTCGGATTGTCCTCTTGCAGGATGCCGAAGGAGTTTTCCCCGGAGGTCGCAACGGCAAGCTGGGCGGTGGTGAAGAAGTCGGGGTCATCGTTGACGGAGCCAGCCGCGTCGATTTTCCCGGTTCCATCCGCGCCCTGGAGGCCGATGTCAACAACCTGGTTCGACCCGAGAGCTTCGTTGATGACGCGACCGCCGTAAATCCGGCTCCCCGCAGGGATTCGGACAAGGCGGACAACATCCAACTCGGCAACCGAGGTGAGGTCAGAGGTGTTGAGGCTGAAGTAAAGCCGACGGACCTGCCCCTTATCGGACAGTTCCAGCGGGCTTGAGGATTGCGCCTGCTCCGTGGTGCGGAGCTGGGTAGAATAGTGAGTAGCCATGGTCGTATGTTCCTTTCAGGGTTAGATGACCGTTTCGTCGCAGAGGATTTCCACAACACCCTTTTCGCGCATACGGGCCGCGTCGCCGGTCATCATGCCGTTGACGAGGGTTGCAGTGCGGTTCGGGATGTAGTTGATCTCCACTTCGATGTCGCCGTTTTCGCAGAAGTTGATGGCGTCCTTGGTGAACGCAATGCAACTGCGGTTGTTGCCGGTCTTCTTGACGATGAGGTTCGACACGCGGACGAAGTTCATCCCGTGAAAAACGACATTCGGCTTGCCGGAAGCCAGGGCCATCGTGGTGAGGTTGTCCACCTTCAGCTCTTCGCAGATTTTGAGAAGGCTCTGAAGCTGGAAGTTCGTGTAGGCCACGGTGACGAGGGCGAAGTTATCGTTTTCGATGGCTTCATTCCCGGTCAAGAGGCCCAGCGTCTTCCGAAGCTTGGCGAGGGTGATGTTGCTGGCGGCGGGGGAACCCGACTCCACGTAGTTCGCGGCGATGGTTTGCGCCGCGAGGAAGGGCACCGCGGTCGAGCCGTCGCGTCCTTCGTAAGCGGTGCCAGTGGCAGCTTCGAGGATGCGAGCGTCCGCTTTGCGGCCAAGGGCCGAGGCAATGCTCTTGCGGTAGCCCGACACCAGATCAACCTGGGTCCGCTTCTGGTCGAATTTATCGACGTAGAGCGGCGCGAGGAAGTCTTTCATCGAGCATTTGCGCTTCGTGTGGTTGGGTTCGAGGGGGTTGACTTCTTCGGCGCGGCCCGTTTTCTCGTAGGCTTCGACGGTTCCGAGGTAGTCGTAGTAGCCGTTTTCAGCGGCGAGGGGGTCGATGTTGACGAAGGGTTTCAGACGGCTTCCCATCTGTTGGTAATCGTGACGCAGATCATCTTGGAACTGGTCGCGGAATGCGGTTGTGACGTTGGACATATAGCTCCTTTGCTTAAACTTTCGTTTCCCACACTAAGCAGCGGCGGGATTCGGCTGTTTTCGCTTGGAGCTACCCGGATGACCCGGACCCACTCGCTGACGGATAAGGCCCCGCGTCGGCCCCGGTCTTTCCCGGCGTCACCCCGGAAGGCTTGCGCCTCTTCCCGGTGTTATTGCCACAAGTAGGCGACTTGTCCCCATGTGGCAAGGAAAATCTGTAGCGTTACAGAAAAATCGGCGAGAGCGGCAGGATTTGAACCTGCTACATGGTCAAAACATCGGGTTTTTAACCCGCTATTGCTATTCCGCCACGCTCTCAAAAATATTGCAGGGGGTGTAGTCGAACCACCGGAGGCAGGCTTATAAGACCCGCTTGAGACCGTCTCTCCCTACATCTGAAAAATCACTTGTTGCCGTTCTTCACCGAATAGAGCTGAGTCAGCTTTTCCACCGCCCGCTTGTGCCCCACGTGCGAAGCGTCGTTGTAAGCCTTCATGAACTCAGGGTCAGCCCGAAGCTCGGCAATCTCGTTTGCCGCCCGCTCGGGGGAAGAGGCGAGACCCGTCCGGCTCTGTCCAAAGGCCGCTTGGTCCTCGGCCAACTCGGCACCCATCTTCGCAAAGGCACGAACCACCACCGGATGGTCCCCAAGTCCCGCCTGATTGAGCACGGTCAAAAGCTCGTCCCCGCCCATCACCTGAACCGCTTGGGAGGCTTGGGCCAGCTTCACCGGCAATTCCTTCCCAAACTCCTGTTCGACCTGCTTTTGCCACTCTGCCGCCTGCTGCTCCCGGCTCTGCGTGTGGCCCGTGAAAGCCTCGGTCACATACTGGGTGTAACCGCCCCGCATGATCTCCAGTTGCTTCGGGCTCAATCCGGCCTTATGGGCGAGGCTGGCGAAGTGCTTGTCCATCTTCTCGTCGTAGGGAAGGCCCTCGGGAAGCTCCGGGGGTTTCAGTCCGTAGCCGTCCGGCGTCTCAGGCCGTCCCACGGTCTTGTAGAACTCGTTCCATTCGAGGTCTGTCCACTTCTCGTTGGGGGCTTCCAACCGCTTTTTGCCGATCATCTTTTGGGCATTGGCGAGCATCTTGGCTGCTTCGGTCGCATCTTTGCCCCGGAGAGGTTCCAAGGCCGGGTCACGGCGCAGGTTGTCGTCGGAAATCGAATCCAGGAAAGAGCCCAAAGAGGCACCCTTACCGCCAAGGGCCGATCCGGCGTCACCGCCCTGCCCGCCTCCTGCTGCCCCGCCTGCACCCCCTGCCGCCCCTCCACCGTCACCGGATGCCCCACCGGCCCCGGCACCAGCTCCCGCGGCACCGCCGGACCCTCCACCAGAGGCCCCGCCCCCGGCACCTCCGTCCGCGTTGAAGTAAAACATAGGGTTGGTCATTAGGTGCTTTTTCATAGGTGTTTTTCGAGTTCTCGCATGATTTTGGTGTGGTCTTCGAATACGAAGGAAAGGATCCGGGAGGCGATGTCACGACGGCCGGCAATGTAGGTAATGGTGGTTTGGTCTGCTTTTTCCGGCGTCGGGCGTAAAATGTAACCCTTGAAAGCGATGTCTCGGAGGACGTTCAACCCGGCTTCCCCCGGACGAGGCTTCCCGCCTCTCAGCTTCGCGGCCAGACCTTCCAGAATCCGGGCCAGCTCAATGCGCCATCCGGGCAGGCCGTCGGGATATTCCGCCCCAAAGACGGATAGGTAATCCGCATGGAGTTTCACCCTTTCAAGCATCATATCGCGGGGGCTCTTCATGCTCCACCAATTCCAAGGAGGCTCGGGAAGTTCTTCCCGGCTGTGCTCAGGTCTTTCGCGGCGGCGGCAACCTGGGTGCCCATTGCGGCCATCTGAGACATCTGCTCCTGCTGCTGGCGGGCGTTGCGGCGTTCGGCAATGGCTTCGGGGGTCCGAATGACCCGGCGGGATGCGCCTTCGTGAATCGCGCTTTCGCTCGCCACGGCGTCAACGTCCACGATGTCCATGACGGTCGGATCCATTTGGGACAGGGGGGTGAGGGTGTTCAGAATCCAGCGTTGGGTGTTTGAAGACTTGACGCGCTGCTGGGCCATGGCGGCGGGGGACACATACTCGATTTCCAGCTTCATGCCATCCAGTTCCGGGGGGTTGGCAGGGATGAGGCCCCGGTTGTTGAGAAGGGAAAACGTCCGCTTGAGCATCGGGCCGCATTTTTCAGACTGAAGACGGGCCACCATCGGGCCGATCATCCGCATCCGTTCGTCCCGCAGTTCCAAGACCTCTTGGGCGGTCTGCCGTTCGTTCTTGCGGAAAAACCGCATGACATCGACAAGGAAGCAGTTCGAAATGTGTTGCCGCTTGGCGTCCATCATCTCGTTCGACATCCGCAGGTTGATGTCCTCGCGGTAGGGCTTCGGCAACGCTTCCGGGTTTTCGTAGAACATCAGCGACCGCGGGGAAATGTCCACTTCGCCCTGGTCATTCGCATTGATGCCAATGAAGCCATCATGAGGCACCATGGTCGGAGGCGCGACAATGAGCTGGGTCGCTTCAAGTGCCAGCTTCTCGTATTCGTTCACCACCCGGATGTCGGGCAGGCAATCCATCGCCGGGGAGATGCCGTAGGTTTGGCCGGCAATGCGCTTCCACCGCGGCACGGCGTAGGGGAAGTCCCGGTAGCCCCCGCGTCCAACAAGGTCTTTGGTGTCCTTGCAAACCCAATACGAGGCGAATTGCATGGAAGCCGGGAGAAGGCCGGAACGGGTAGCGTCCTCGTTCGGCATGACAATGTGAACGAACGTAAACTCTTTGTCCGGGTCTTCGGCGTATGCCTTCTTGATCTTCTCCGGGCAGGCATCCCCAAAGCGGCCCATGGCATTGCGGGCGGTCATCTTCGTTTCACGGTGCAGGGTGTCCACCTCCGCGTCGTCATTCTCAGAAATCCAGCATGAGGCCAGAGGGATGGTCTTGAACCGAATCGCATCCTTTCGAAGGCTCCAATCTTGGAAAATGACCGACGTTCCAAACGCTCCGATGTCCAACGCGCTTTCGTGCATCGATGGGTTGAAGCTCGAACTGTCGTCCGAGTAGGTGGAATAAATCAGGTCGGAAACATACTCCAGCCATGTGAGAACCGCAGGCGTCCGCATCAGCCGTTCGTCATTCACCCGGAAGGCAAACCAGCGTTCCGTTTGCGGCGTGGTCGAAGAGAACACCCCGGAGGCGAATTGATCCAGGGCCCATGTCGAAGTCCCATCGAAAACGAATTGATTCTGTTCCGCCCCCGGCGTCCGTTCACCGGTGAAGTCTTCCGTTTCCGGCCGTACCAAGTCTTTGATCGACTGCCAGCGAGGTTCCCACCCGTTGCGGATAGCCTGGAGCCGTCCGTGCCGTTTCAGCAATGACGCGGCGGTCTCTTCCCCCTTTCGGTCACGCGGGCGCGTGTCGGAGAGGATTTGCAGGTTCGCAGGTTGGGAAAGTAAGCTCTTCATGGCAGTTGAAAAAGGAAGGGGGAAGGATTTGTTTCATGGGGTAGAAACCGCCTACTGGCCCGAGCGGCAAGAACCCGTTGCAGGATCTCCCTGCACACACATCCTCCTATCCCCCAAAGTTGACTATGCGCCACCTCCCAAGAGGGACACCTTTTTGACGGGCGTGGTCGCAGATTGTTCGGCCTTGGAAGTCAGCATCGTGCCCGAGCGACCAGAGGCAGCGCGGTTGATCTCACCTTTCTTGCGGCGATCCGCTTCCAGAATGGCGTTGCTCTTCGAAGGTTCCGGCGGCGGGGGTTTCGGGGGAGCCGGAGGGGCTCCTCCACCTTTGCCGAAATGCTGTTGATTGATGTTGTGGCACTCAAGCCGCTGCTGCTGTTGCATGATGTTCTCCATGGATTTTACGTGCAATCGCGCCAGCGGGGGCAAACCCGCAAGCCTCGAAAAATTGAAGGGACTTTTCAGCCTCTACCCCGTGATTGACACCGACGTATTGCGTGATGGCACCTTCCTTTTGTGCCCAAGCCTCGTAGAAGCCCATCAGGCGCACCGCGGCAAAGCTGCCCCGGCTCTCTTTGCGGACGTAGATGATTTCCAACGTCGCGCTTTTCGCCCTGGTGAAAAATTCAAAGGCCGATGTCGCAAGGCCGTAGCCTACCAACTCGCCATCCTGAAATGCACCAAAGAGGCAGTAGCCTTCCCGGTCTTCAGCCGTTACCCATCGGAAGTAATGACGCGACACATCCGGCTCGAATTTCAAATGCGAGGCCAGCAACGGAATTTGCTCCCCAAGCAACGCAATAAAAGCGTCCTCGTCGGCGGGAAGTAATGCGCGGGCGGTGGTCATCGGCGGCAGTCTGCACTGTAACGCTACAGATTTCAACGTGAAAAATGCCGAAATTTCTGGACGACCTTCGCGCCCCGCATCTTTGCCGGGTCCACATCCCCCGACTTGGACCCCATCGCCGCATAGCGAAAAGCATCCGACCCGTGAGAGGTCCAATCGTGTTCCGGGCTGTCCCCAAACATCTGGTTGCCCCGTTCGTCGTATTTCCCGACCAGCGGCGTCCGATGGTATTCCCGCAACGCCTGTAGGCCCCTGGCGCACTTCTTTTCGTCAAACCGGCTCCGGTGAAGCAGGGCACGGGCCGCTTCAATCCCATCTTCGATCCCCGTCCGCTTGAGGGTCCGAAAGCGAATCCCATGTTGCCGTGCGAGCTGTTGCCGGGTCTTCCCCTCCCCCGACATGTATTCCCGGTGCTCCAAGTCATGCGGCCCAATGTGCTCCCCGTAAAGGTAGGGCTTTTCCTTCACCGCCTTCGCATAGTGCAAAAATCCCATCCCCGTCGCCTCGTAGTAGTCGATGAAATGGACCTCGTTGCCGATATACTGGAAAAACCAGATCGCCGTCGCATCGTGCCCAATGTCCCAAGCCGTATGGACCGGACGTCGCGGGTCCCATCCCACCTTCTCCACCCGGCCCTCGGCCTCGATCTTGACCATGGTTTTCCCGTAGTAGCTCCCTTCCACCGAGGTGTTGAAGGAACAGTAAAATTCCCGCTGAATCCACTCCTCATCCTTCCCCCGCTCCCGGTGCTTCTGGATTTGTTCAGGCGTCACAATCGGCCGGCCGTCCTCGTCCCGCGTGTCGTCAATCGTCAGAATCTCGCAGAACCACCCCGTAGGGTTGTCCTTGGGGTGCCACGGGTTCGCCTTGGCATATTCCATCAGCCGAAAGAAATGGTTGCGCCCATTCGGTGTCGAAATGTAAAGCTGCCATCCCCCGTTCGCATCCAGCTTCGGTTCGATGATCTCAGCCGCCAGAGGGTTCGCAAAGGCGTATTCCGAGTGAACCACCCCCCGCGGGTTCGGTCCCCGGAGCCGGTCGTGTCTGTCCGACCCCATCAGTTGCCAAATCGCCCCGGATGCCAAGTCCATCCGCATTTCCTTGTCGTTCGACGTGTCCACAATGCAAGGCCCCGCCTCGTAGTCCCCAGGATGGTCCCACCCCGGAAACGCGCTCCGGTAGCATTTCCCCTCGTTCGTCGTGTTCGTCCACGCCACAGACCTCGCTTGCACAAAATACGGCAGCATGTGCCAGTAAAGCCCCGGATGCTGCATTGCAGCCGTAGAGGTCCAATTCAATGCCGTCCAATCCTTCCCCCCTGACCGGTGCACCACCCAACACAGGTTCCGGCACCCCTCCGTCAAGGCCTTCCATATCTTTGCCTGGTGCCTCCTCGGGTTCCAGTTCCACGGCATGACCAGCTTCTCACTCATGATTTTCCTCCACGTTCTCCACCAACTCCACGGGAGCCCTCACCGCCGGGACACTCTTCCCGCTCTCCACCCCGCTCAGATCGTATTCCTTCACGATGATCTCCACCCGCTTCCTACCCGCAGCGTCAGCATCAGCCCCCACCGGCTTCTCTTTCGGAGCATTCGGCACGATCTTGTCCACCATCTTCAGCAATATCTGCGTTCGCACCTCCACAGGCGCGTCAGGATCATCCAGGATCATCTTCAATTCCTGAAATGGATTAATCCCCATACCCTCCAATGCCGCAAGGAACTGCTCCCTCGGCGTCTTCATCATCTCTCTCGTCGCACCCTTCATCCTATGGGATTTCCTTTGCGCGGGGAAATGGGATGCCTAAGGGGGTGTGAGAGCGCGACTTTCCCCCCTGCCCCCCCCTC